ACCAACCTCGCTGCCGCCATCAATGCGGCGATTGACCTCCCGGTCACGGCCTCACCGAGCACGGGAACCGTCGCTCTGACCGCGAAGTGGAAGGGCCTAACCGGCAACGACATTCAGGTCGCGACAAACTTCATCGGGCCAGCTCAAGGCGAATATTTGCCGTCAGGGATGACGGTCACGATTACGGCGATGTCTTCCGGTTCCGGCGCGCCTGACTGCACGAGCGCGATCGCCGCGATCCAGGTCTTCCAATTCCTCTACGTCGCCATGCCGTACACTGACCCGGCGACGATGGCGGTCTGGAATACCGAGTTTGGCTTTGGGTCGGCCGGACGATGGAACTACACCCGCCAGCAATATGGCATCGTCCTCAATGCGATCCGGGGTAGCTATGCGACGCTCATTTCATGGGGCGCTGGCGTAAATTCTCCGACCATGACCACGCTGGCAGTCGAGCCACAGGCTCAGACGCCGATCTGGGAGTGGTGTGCGGAATATGCGGGACTGGCCGCGCTTGCGCTCACCGACGATCCGGCACGTCCGCTTCAGACGCTTGAGTTCCAGGGTCTCCTCCCGGCGCCGATCCAGCAGCGGTTCTCGCAGGCCCAACTTAACAACCTCACGAACGCGGGCCTCGCGATCCAGTCGGTGACTGCGGACGGAAACCCGATGATCCTCCGCGAGCAGATGCAATATCAATTCAACTCATATGGACAGGGTGACACGGCGTTTGCGCTCGCGACTACGCTCGCCACGCTCGCGGAGCTCCTCTCAAGGCTTCGGCAGGCGATTACGTCAAACTTCGGCCGGGTCAAGCTGATCCCGGACGGGACGCGCATCTCGCCGGGCCAAGCCGCAGTCACGCCGACCGACATCAAGGCGGCGCTCATTACGCAGTTCAAGCTCGCCGAGTGGGACGGGCTTGTTTCTGACCTGACGGATTTCATGGCCAACCTCGTGGTCCAGATCGACGACCAAAACCCGAACCGGGTCGACGTCCTATGGCCTCCGCAACTCGCCGGGCAACTGCGAGTCTTCGCGATGCTCGCGCAGTTCCGTCTCCTCTACCCGGACGTCGCGCTGAGCGGTGGCACCGGGACGATCGGAGCGGCCTAACGCCTCCAGACGTGCTGTCGTATAATTCGCAAGACGAGCAATGATGGCTTCGACCTGCCGGTTCGTCCTCAAAATAACCTCCGGAGTCTACAATGGCGAACACTAACCGCATCGGCGGCGTTATGTCCATCCGAGTGAATGGCACTCAGTACGAGGCGCGCGGGAATTTCCGAGTGACCGGAATGACGGTGCGCCGGACCGGCGTGGCGGGTCAGGATTACGTGCACGGCTACATCGAGGAGCCGATCGTCCCTCAGATCCGCGGCGACTGGTCGATCGGCCATCAGCTTTCGATCACCCAGCTTGAGGCCATCAACGACGGCACCGCGCAGGTCGCGTTGGCCAACGGCATGACCTACATCCTTTCGGACTGCTGGACGACGAGCGCCTTTGAGATCGACGCTCACGACGGGCGTGTTGAGGTCACGCTTGAAGGCCTGTCGATGGAAGAGTTGGCTAGCGCCTAGTTTTGGCAAATGGTGATCGCGATCGTCCCATTTCCATAGGTTTGTCTGATCGCAGAAAGGAAGACGCGCATGTGTGACTATTCCCTCGAAACTTATGGATCGCGTCCCGCTGCGATCGGAGAACGATACGTCGTGGCCCGCTTCCCGAGCGGAGCCAAAGGTTTCGCAGACCCCGGCAAGCCAACGGTTCCGGTCTGCGTGCAGTGCGACATGCGGCTTATGCTTACCGACCTGCCGCCTGAGTTCATGGCTGAACACAATGTTGGCTCCGAGGTCGAGGTCATCTTCGCCCAGGATGAAAAGACGCTCGGTCAGCAGTTCGCCTATCGCGACGGCGTAAGGATGCCGGATGGGACCTTCCTGCTCATGCAGGTCTTGCCGCTCGGCGTCAGCTCCTATCTCGTTGATGACTTGGCGGAAGGCGTGAGGCCGAAGGCGCTCGCGGCAGTTTAGGCTCCGGAGAGGGCGGGTCGGCGCTCTGCCTCGGAATTGCCCGAACCAGCAACCCGAGGACCAATTAGTGTCTCCTTCCGAGCGTATCGATCAGCCGCCCTTGCTTGCGAACTTCTCGGGTCACGGCCTTTTCGGCGTGCTTCGTTTCGCTCTGTCCGGCGAATGCCCAAAAGAGCGCGACGAACCACATGACCACCGTCCAGCCGAGCAGGATGTTGACTAGAGCGATCATCCCTACGTGCCGAGACCCGCGCATGAGCGCAAAGATCGTTGGCAAGCAGTAGAGGAGTAACCCAAGGACTTCCATTTTCACACCATAAACCATGCGCCGGTCAGGATAATAAGCTTGCCCCAAAATATCCAAATCAGCGGAGCTGCTGGGGCGCTCGCGAGGATCAGGGTTGTCATAGTCGCATCTCCTTCCAACCTCTTAATATAGGGAAAATTCCAAAAACCTCAATATGACATTTTAGCGCACGAAGGAGCTAAAAATGAACGATCAAACAGACGCTAACATTGCGACCGAAGACACGGCAAGCCCTCTGACGAGGCTGGAGTCCGTAACGGTCACGCTATCGGTTCCGATCATAGCCTACGGCGAAACCGTCTCGGAACTGACGTTTCGCCGACCAGTCGGCAAGGACCAGATCGAGATAGGCAACCCGGTAATTTTCGATCCGATGTTCGACCCGCCTCGGATGACCCACGACGCTAAAATTATGGCGGCCATGATGAGGAGACTTGTCAAGGGCAATATCCCGATAACCTCTTTTGAGCAGATGGACTGCAACGACATGACGAATTGTTGGTGGGCGCTCACCCGTTTTTTTACTCCGATGCGGGCCGCGAACACGGGCTGATCGATATGGCGCTGGAGCTAGCCATCGCGTTCAAGTGCTCGCCCGAATATTTTCTCTCGCTCACCGGATCGCAACTATCGATGCTCTATGATCGGGCGGTCGTCGCCTTCAATAAGCTAAAGGCGGCGGGCCAATGAAACCCGCCGCCTCCAGTATTAGCTAGAACGAACCTCGCCGGCGCTCACCAATCCCCACCATGCGTCATCCGAACAGACCACGCCCGACCTCGCCTAACCATTACCGTAAAACAAACACGACTGTTTATCAAGTGGAGGGTATAACTCTTTGGCCGATGAAGAATTTAAATTAAGAGCTATAGTCGAGGACCGCATTTCAAAAGAAATGCGTAATATATTTTCCGATATTCGTCGCGGTACGACTGATGTAACGCGCGAGACTGAGCGCGAGACTAGACAGCACAAATTTCAGGTCGAGGTTTTTCGTTCTCTGCGCGAGCAGGTTCGACTCGCAACCGAAAGCTTCGAGCGAGGATTCCTCCCGACACTTAAGAGCATCGCTACAACTGGAGCGCTCACTGCTGGCGCAATTACAGCGGTCGGAGCAGCGGCTTACGGTGCGGCGCTGAGCGTTACTGACTATGCATTCCATCTTAGGGAAGCTAGCCTTACGACTGGACTTCACAAGGACTCGTTAAGACTTTGGGAGTCGTTTGGACGTCAGATCGGCGTGACCGACGAGGCGATGGCGAATTCGCTCACGTCCTTTCACGACATGGTCGAGCTGGCGCAGCGTTCGCCAGGCGCGTTCATGAAGATGATACCGCCTCAGGATTGGTTATTGAGAAATTTTATTCTTGATCCAAGCTTTCTACGAAAGACAGCAGAGGATCAAATTACTTCGTTTTTAGGATTCACGGAGCATATCATCCCGCGCGATCAGCGGGAGCGTGTATTAAAGGAAGCTGGCTTCGACCCCGAAGTCGCACGTCATCTGTCTACTCAGACAGCGGAAGAAATTCGCCGGACTCTTGAGATCGTCCGGAAGCACATGATCCCTATGACGGAAGCGCAATGGCAGATGGCGCTTCAGGCAAGGGAAAACTGGATCGATCTACTCGATACTCTGAGACAGCTATCGACATTCGTCGGGCTCGAATTCGCGCCCTCATTCAACGCCGCTATCAAAGGCGTCATAACCTTCCTGGAGGCGCACAAGGATCAGATCAAGGGATTCGCTACTGAGGTCAAAAACTTTCTCGGGGGAACGGTAACGAATGTTCGGATGGTCTACAATATAGCATGGGATATTGTGTTCGACCGGGAAAGATTAAAAAAAGACATAGACGACCTCAAAGCCTACTGGACGCCGATCATCGATGGCTTGCGACAAAGTCTCGACGAGAAGTTTACTCAATTAAAGTCGTATCTAGATAGTACGCAGGTCGGCGTATGGATGGCGGACGTATGGGTAAGGGCAAAGGCGGAAGCAGGCGGTGATCAGTCTCTCGCTCAGTTACGAGATCTTGTTTCAGAACAGTTCGCGATCCTTAAAACCGATATCGAAGCGGCTGCGAAAGAGATCAACTCCGTCACCATAAAAATTAGTCCGAAATATTCATTTTCTGAGGACGTCAAGCAACTGATGGCGTCCGAAATTGGCGACATGATAAAGCTCCTGAATGCCGCCTTCTTGGCTATCAAGAGGATCGAGGAACTCGCCCCCATCCCGTGGGCAAAAATTCTTGGCCTAGATGATCTTCAGGCGAGGATCGCCGAGATCCAAAAAATGATCGCAGTCCTAGGGATGTTTTCGCCGCGCGGGTTGCAGGCACTCCTGAATGAGCTTCAAAGGGCGAATACTCAACCAACGCCTCATGAAATGCCGGGGATGCGCGGCCGCGGCTTGCCGCCGGACTGGCGCGAACAAATGGAAGGACCGTATCAGGACTTTATTGGACGTCATCCGCCGCCTCAACCTCCGTCCTGGGGAGATCGGTTGCGTCGTCTCTTGCCTTGGACGCACGGTGAACGTGAGCGCGATCCCAACTTCCGCCACGCGGACTTTCGCGTCCTCGGCGGCGCGGACTTGCGTGGCGCATTAGGAGGACAGGGACAGCCGTCATCGAGAGGCGCGCAGGAAGCCATCAACGTCGTCAGACAAGGCGTCTCGCTCGGCATGCAGGACTTTTGGCAGCTTATGGGAGGCGGACCCGGCGGTGGGCTTCAGTTCGCTGGCGTGGGTGGCGGTGGTGGTATTGGAGCGCCGGCCGGGATTCGTGCGCGAGGTCACGGTGGAGAGGGAGCGGCGACTGGCATCGGGCCGATCGACCTCCACGACCCAGAGGCTAACCCCGGAGACTTTGCCGCCTCGATGCGCGTTCTGATGAAGCAGGGCCTCACAAAAAAGGAAGCGGCGGCGCTCATCGGGGAGTCGGTATCGGAAAGCGGCGCCGGGACAATGCAGGGTGGTCGCGTACTTGGTGTCGGAACCGGAGATAGAGGCGAGGCGTCCGGCGGCTTTCAATGGCACCGTGATCGATGGAACCCACTTGTCGCTTGGGCACGAGAACACGGGATCAATCCGGCGTCGTGGTCCGGGCAGCTCAAGATGGCCGCGCACGAATATCTCACGTCGCCTCGATTTGCCAGCCTTCGCGCGCGCGTTGCGGCGGCTCAATCTCCCTACGACGTCATGCACGCGATGGACCCGTTCGAAAGTTTTGCCGGGTTTAAGATCGGCCCAAGGGCCTCGTCGATCGGAGGCTACAAGCGTGCGCTTGAGTCTGCTCCCAATCCTGGACAAGACGAGGCTAAGCCGCAAGGACCGACATCGTTAAACGATATTCAGGATCGCCGGTTCCGCGGCGATCTCTTTCGTGCAGCTCGGGCATCTGGAGCAATACCGCCGGCCTCGGGGAAAGTCACGGGCGATGCGTCGTTGACGGTGAAACTAGCGCGCGGACTTACGACCGAGGGCGGGGTCAAAACGAGCGGTAATTTATTCAAAGAAGTAAAACTTGCTCGATCTGCTATTCCTGTTGCTTCAACCGACTCGTGAAAGTCCGAACCCTACCTCAACGTTGCTTGTCGCATCTAAGTCGGACCATAACGCACTCGAAACCTACCGCGCCTGCCAAACCCAAACAATGCCTGAACACAACACACCATGCCTGACGAACCGAACCGGGTCCGACCGGAACTGATCGGTGCTTACCAGATCGCTCCTGCCTAACGTCACAACTACCGTGCCTGCCAAACCGCTACCATCCCTACCCACCTGGACCGACCTCTCCTGCCTGACCAAGTCGCAACACACCTGGACCGACCGCGCCTGCCTTAACAGTTCTCATCAGAGCGTACCATGCCTGCCTTACCAATCCCATCCCTACCGCATCCCATCTCGCCCGAGCATAACTCTCCTGCCTGACCAGTCCTCTATATTTCGCATCTTGACATATCTAACCTTGCCTGCCTCACCGAGGCTCGTCGCAACCGACCGGTGCTTACCTCGCCTGCCATATCAACCCAGACCATCTCTCAACGAACCTGTGCACACCCAACCCCACCTGCCGCACAATTTATTTTAAAAACGGCTATAATTCAAGCTTTGCGAGGGAGCCTTGCCGCAACCGCTTTGGAAACTAAACCTCAGACCGGCGTCATATAACGGCGTCCTATTTTACGTCGAGGTCCAGGCGCGACAGGGGGGCTTTCGCCTTGTGCCGCATGAGTTTCCAAAGAAAAATATTCCTTGGTCTGAGAACATGGGGCGGCGCGTTCGCCATTGGGCGATCACGGGATATTTGGTTTATAGCCCTGCCTTAATGCCTGATGTTTTTGCTCAGCGCGACGCACTGATCGCGGCCCTCGATACGCCAG